TGTATAAGAGACAGCTTTAGGTGTAAATGTGAAATTTAACTTAAAAACGCCCCAAACGTTAAAGTATGGTAACTGACAAACGCTTCATTATCAAATAGTTATGTAAAACCCTGATATAGAACGTATTACGTTAGGCAGTGCTTTAACTTAGAATAACTTCCATTTGGTTAAAATGACGTAAAAATTCATAATATTAAAAATAGAACATCTCTGAGTATCAACTAGTTAAAACGAATTTAGTTAAATAACATAAGTTTGTTGATTTTAACAGTATCATACCGCATACTTTATAACGTATTGATTCATAGGGTGTTACGTCGTAACGGTGTAACGTTGACACTAACTAAACGTTTGGAAGTGAGGCACTTCGAATATTCGGGTATCAAACCTGTGGGGTAAAAAAGGGAGGCTTTTTAAACTTTTTTGAAAACGACCCTTTTCAGGATCAAAAAAAGCCTCTCCGCAAATTTTCGAAACAACGAAGTTCCAAATAAGTCAAAGTAGAAGGTTTGACACTATTTCATGGTCATTTCCAACAAGTTACGTGGGCTGTTAAAATCAACCAACGACCACAAAAATATGTTAACTCTCTATGGTACAGCGAGTTCCGTGTTCCTGACGAAATGTAATAAACCACAAAAATACGTTAAATGACACCGGTTTTTAAACGCTAAAACACTGGGACTCAGTAACTTACAGCACGTTTTAATGTATTAAAGTTTGACACCTTTGAAACCGTTAAAATCCACAAAATTCGGTTAATTGACACCGGAAAAACTGTTAAATCGGTGTCAAATCGCCGATTCGCCGCCCCTAAGAAATATGTTAAATGACACCTACTGTGAATTATCGTAACGATAGGTTAAATATTGTCATCAAGGCGTCTGACCGTTTACATTTCGTAGAAAATCAGCCTCAATTTGTAACGATTTATAAGTAAACCACCGAAAAAACTTATGATTTAAAAGTTAGGGTGATTCTTCGTTGATAGATAATATCTATCAGGAATCTGTGATTTGACACCTTTGACACCGTCCTTCAAGGTGTCAAATTACTTTGTCCATGTTTTGCCATGTATAAATATGTTAATCCATTGTATTACAAGCATTTAGCTTAACAGAATGGAGCTTGAAAATAGTAAGATAATGCAAGTTTTTTCAGATATTCAGGCAAAACGTTTTTAACATTTGTCGCGCGTTCCGCCCTCGCGCCTTATCCCAAAAGGTTTGGCACGGCAAGATGTTAAAACGTATAAGTAGTTCGTCGGAGAAAAAATATTCAGTTTGGTGTCATTTTTTCTACAAAATATTTTGGTAGATTCAAACGTTTTCGTATCTTTGTAGTGTGAGAAAGGAACAACAGAGAAGTTGAAAACAAAATTTAACAATTATATTAACAATACTAAAAATTACAGTTATGAAGACAAAAGAAGTAAAGAACGAAGAAATGGCTAACGTTAACGAAGCAGCTACAGTAGAAAACGTAACTAACGTTGAAGCACAGGACGGTGCACAGGTAGACGAAACGCCGGAAAACAGCGACGAAGCAGAGGGTGAAGGTGAAAACGACGAAGCGTCGGAACTGGAAGTAAAAGCAAGCCAAATCCTAAAGGTTCGCATGCCGAATTTGGCAGAAGCAGGTTTGAACTTTGAGAAGAGAACAGGCAACTTCTTCCGTGCAACGTTGATCAAGGTAACCGACAAAGACGGCAATCCGGAGTACGACGAAACAGGTGCGCAGAAAGAGAAGATTAGCCGTCTGACTGTTGAGTTGGTGGACGAGAACGGTAAACCGACCGAAGAAGCAACGAAATGCGCTGATGAGATCAGAATTAAACGTGCCGCCGGACTGGTTCTTCGTGCTGAAACGCAGCGTGAAAAGTTGCAGAAAAACGTTGAAGAAGCACGCAAGGCGTTGGAAGAAGCAGAAAACGCATACGTAGCATTTGAAAGCGAAGTGAACGAAGCGTCGGAAATTGTTGCTGAGTACGAAATTCCGGAAAGCGTTAAGGCAACCCGCACACCGAAAACTAAGATTTTGGAAGCGGAAGTTCAGAAGAAGATCGACGAAAACGCAAAACTTCGCGCGTTGCTGATCGCCGCCGGAATTGATCCCGACGCTGCAATGAACGAATAAGGTTTGAAAACAGGTTCGCGGTGAGGACAGCTAAAGACTGGGAGACGGGACAGCGACAGTCCCGCACCGCACGAAACGTTCATATTGAACGCAATATTAACAACTTAAAATTTGGATATTATGGCACGAAGAGACGTATTTATTGAGAAACAGATTGAACGTTTAACCACTAGAATAAATTGTGTTGAACGTAACATTGAGAACCTAAGAGAGGCTATCGGTATCGTAGACTTTGATGATAGTAAAGTAGTAACATTACATGTTATCAATCATCACGGAGATCACATACCTTTCTTCGTCACGAAGAACACCGTAGCACACGCATGTGATTTGGAAGAGGGTTTGGCAAAGATAAATAACGAAATGTGGTTGAGGCTAGCTAGGTATAAATCATTCCAAGAAAATTACAAATAAATTCCCACTAACATATAGGTAAGCGTGCGCGTTCCGTCGGAACGTTGCTGCATACCTTATACAAAACAACGAAGAGTATCAAATTACAAACCCAATAAAAAGATAGAGACATGAACTTAATGATTATCAATTTCGGTGGCTTAGATAAAGCTGGTATCCAATTAGACGAGAAACGATTCGTAATGCCAAATGGTTCGGGCAAGACTACAATCGTGAACGCGTTCCATTGGTTGTTCACAGGTAAGACAATCGCAGGCTTTGAGCCTATCCGCGACGCCTGCAAAACGGTGGTAGTTAAACTCACAGGTATGCCGTTCTACGGTGGTAACGTTTCAGTAATTGAACGTCGTCTCAACCCTGATACAGGCACGAGCACGTTACTTGTGAACGGAATGGTATACACGCAGACCGAGTTTGAAGCAGACCTTTTGCGTGAGACAGGTGTAAGTATAGACTTAGTTCGCGCGTGCGCAACGCCAACCGTACTTACCTATCAGTCACTCACAACCGACGATTTACAGAAAATGCTTGTCAGCGTCGGGGCGTTGAACGGGGACGAACTAAAAGAGTTGAAAGCAAAGCAGAAACGCATACGTGAAGCAATGACGCGTGCTGAAAACAACTCTATGTTAAGCGTTGAAGTACCGGAAGTAACGACGGAAGTAACGACGGAAGAGCTAACGTTCTTGAAAGAGTACAAAGACGCGAAAGATAGGATAGATGCAGAAGACATGATAGATGATATACCACAGTTTTGCCCGTGTTGCGGTCAGATGCTTCCGTTAGATATTATCAAACGTAGACGCGAGCGATATAACAGAGACGTTCTATTTGTTAATGAGAACGAAGAACGGGCGCAAAAGACACAAATAAAAGTCGATAAGCATAACGAAGAAGTGTTGTCTAAACGCGACGCGGAACGGATGATCGAAATAGCAAAGGAAGCGCGTAAGGACTACGAAGATTATAAAAAATATTTAGACGAAGTGACGAAGCAGATACAGGAGGCACAAGAAACGTACGTAGGTGCGCAACTTCCACCCGACGTTGAGTTAATAACGGAGGAACGTTTGAAGAACGGTAAGACGAAGCCGTGCTGCAAACTCACTTATAAAGGTCTGCCCCTCAAAACGATCAACTATGCGAAGCGCGTTGAAATATGCGTTCAGTTGATAGACACGGCGCGACGTTGTGCGGGTGCGGAACATACCATACCTATCTTGTTGGATAACGCGGAAAGCGTTGAGGGGTTGCAAGACATTGAGAACCTTATAAGGTTTGAAGTTCCGCCGTACGAAGAAATACATAAGTGTAGATATCCAAAGTCAGCCAAACCTTAACGTTTTCTTTTAAGTTTTGTTATTAGGTTAATATTGGAAAGGCGTTGATACGTTCCAAATCCGTGAGGACTGTCCGATTCGTAAACGGGAACGCCACAAGAAACGTTAGCATAGTGCGAGCGTAAGATTAAACATTTAAACAGTATGTATAAAAGTAAAATTGATTTTAGCAAGAATTGGGATGGCGTCAACGTTGAACTATTTGATTCAGGATTGATCGGTAAGGCTATCTCTAGGGAAATGGATAGACGTGAGTTTGCCGAAATAGTTAAGCTAATAGGCGATATATGTCTAAAGCATGAGAACGATAGCCACTGGTATGCTTTGATTGAAGATTTGATATTCGCAGTAAGTAGTTACACGGGGGTTTGCTCACCTACTAGACGTAACGCGTTAATGATGTTAGTAGGTTATACGGCTGGGCATTTTGATGCGTGTACAACAAACGAGGCACGTGATGAAATGCTAAATTCAGTTATAAGTGCTAAGCACTATTTATCAAAACTAAACGATCATGAAGGGTAGAATGACATTAGATAACGGCGATTTGACGGCGTACGCGCTCCGTCAGGGTTACGCTCAGACATCTGAGATTGGCAATAAGGTGTGTAAGGGTGCGGTAGTAATAAAGTTAGGCGACCACAGACGATATATCGTCTACGTTGATGGCTTTCCAGCGACGAAACGCATCTTTGAAGGACTGAAAGAAGCACGTTCTTATTTCAAAAGCTTGCAAAAGGTTTGGGGACAGGGTGCGCGCATACCTTATACAAGATACTATACGTTTACGCATTGGCTTTTGAACACGGATGATGCGAATTATACGGTAATGAACTTTATTCGTGATGCTAAAAACGGAGAGTTATTCGTAGTAATGTTCAACGGTAACGCTGAGTTGTATAAAAGAATCAACGTGTACTCAATGGCGTACGAAGGGATAATTATTGACTACAAATGTATAATTGAGAACTTCGGATACTACAAGAACAACGCGGAACGCCGTAGCAACGTTCTGATAAAGGGTAGAATAAATGAGTTTGTACAAAGTATTATTGAAGAAATGGCAACGTACGGATTCATTACGGAGACATACGCAAAAGATATTAACGTTAAAAATATACAAGTATTATGGGGTTAGCTGTGAAATTAGGGAATCCGTTCATTAAGACAAGAACGCGTTCCGAAGACGTCGAAGCGTTTAATCGCATTCACGCCGCATACGCAGAGATACGGCAATCGGATAATACGTACGACGTTGTTATAGGTTGGGACTGTATGATAATACGTGCTGGCGGTCGTAGACCGAAGAAAGTGAAGTACACGTTGAAGGCTAACGTTGATTGGATCGTTGAAAAGATGTACGGCGAAGCGTCAGTAGCCGTTCAAAAGAACCGTCTAGCGCGTTTCTCACAAGATGCAACGGACAAGCTAAAAAGCCTTACGAACCTTATCAAAGAAGGTGCGTACGTATACGTAGATACTGAGGATGATAGCATACTTATCGTGTTAGGCGATAAAAAAGGTAAGCTGTCTAACTACTCTGAGATTTGCCGTCTGAATCAAGGGTTCGCGGAAGAAGTGAAAGAACTGGTGAGAATAACGTCTACGAAACGTGAGAAAGCGGAAGAGAAAGCACGCCTTATCGCGTTACTAGAGAAAAACAACATACCTTATGATAAGAACGTTTAATTCTTGGGTTGTTCTAGACACAAAGACTGATACGATAGTAACAGACCTAAGCTGGAGTAAAGACGATGCAGAGTTCCGCGCTAATACGCTGAACGAAGACAGTAATGAGATAAAAAGGTTCGTTCCGGCTAAATTAAGTTGGGACGTCGAAACGGTATAACGATATGACAAAGATAAGATTAGAGATCAACGTACATGAGAACCATGTTATGACAATGATACGGTTCTACGTGAATCCGCAAGTATATGTTGAGTATTGCATGAACGACGTAACAACGCCGTTAAAGTTATATTCAACGATCATGGCGGGAACGAAGCCGAAGATGCTAATTGAATTGGTACGCGATAAGACGAACGAATGTGGCAAAGAGAAATTTTCGTATAAGAACCTTGTAGGTTTGGCGGGTTGCTTTAGTATCATAATGAACACAACGTTCTTTGAGGATAAGTACACACCTTTTGAAGTAACAGAAGCGAGACACATTCGTCTCGGTGCGGCTGGAGGCGGAAAGGACATAACGTTCGCGTTCGACGGACAGTTCAAAGATGCGATATTAAAGAACGTTTTCGGTAAGGTTGCTAATCGAGACGTAGAAACGTTAAACAAAATATTTGAAGGATTACGATTATGATAGGTAAATAACTTTTAAAAACAATTGTATATGAAGAATAAAGATCGTTGGATAGATATAGGCGCGCGTATCGCTATAGCTATATTAGTGTTGATGCTAATCTACATTGGTACGGTATGGAAGTCAATGTAGTTCACTCCGGTAGTTCCGGTAACCTGTGCGTAATAGACGGTGTGATTGCAATTGATGCCGGCTGGCAGTACGATAGAATCTCCACCCTAAAGGGTTTGTTTCTTACACACATGCACACAGACCATACCAAGTATTTGCAAGACTTTGCGTGCGTACCTATTTACGCGACAGAGGAGACGGCAAGTAAGTTGATGGAGAAACGTTTCCCGTACATTGCGTTTAATAAAATAGACGTAAGAAAAATTATAGGCATAGAGAACGGAAATGATATGTATATCATAAGTCTGTGGCTTATGAAACACGACGCGCCGTGCATAGGGTTTGAGATACGAAAAGACGAAGAAGTGATTTTCTACGCGACGGACTTCAACGAAATAGTAGACGAAGAAAGGTTCGTAAAGTTACTACGTGATAAGCATTTCGACGCGTTGTATATTGAATGTAACAATACGTTACTACCTACAGACTTCTTGGACGTTTATTTCGGTGAAGAAGTACCGCGGGACGAGTTCCACCGACGTAAGTCATACGAGAACCACTGTAACGTAGGTTACTTATACAGTTTGTTTGAACGTGCGGGTTATACGTCGAAACGACGGTTCACCGAACCCGTAACCCTACTGCATAAGAGTAGCTTCTATTATATGCAGAACCCCGAAAGGTTAGTTGAACTTCAAAAGATAGCTAACATACAAAATTTAATGTTTGAAACAGATAATTTAAAAACAAAGTAAATTTTAAAAATTATGGACGAAAAATTAGATTGGTTAAAAGACGTAACTGTTGCACAGAACAGTAAGGTATCAGAAAATGCGTTGATTAAAAACGTTGTAAAACTTTTTACAGAGAACGAAGAAACACGTAAAGCATTCGCAGTAAAGCATCAAGAACTGTTAGATACTATTAATAGCCTCAAAGAACAGAACGATTCTTTGAACAAAAACTTAAAAAGTCTAAAGGCTGATTATAATGACGCTATGGATAACATCGTGGCTAAAGATGATATAATCAATTCTTTGCGAGATTCTAACAAGAGCTTGAAAGGTACGTGTGATAGCTGGGAAAAGATGTATGCAGACCTACAAAAAGAAAAAGACGAAACGTCTCAAAAATGGGGTGAAGAAGTTGATGAACTGAATGAACGCTCGTCAGAACTTGTTGCAAGAATTGGAACGTTAGAAGACGAACGTAACGCCGCACGTCGCGACGCAGAAGAAAAAGCGAAAGACGCTGAAAACGCAAGAAATACGTTGGAAGAAACCAAAAAGATGTACGACGAAGCTGTCAAAGCTAACGAAAAGTTGGCTAAGTATGCTATAAATCTACAGGGGGCGATCAAACGCCAATATGAAATTGGATTAATTTTAATGAACGGCGTAGAAGATTATCGCCAAACAGGAGAAAATGAACAAGGAAACGGATAATCTAATAAAGAACGTAGCATGTACGTTGTTCGTACTTTTCATACTATACATCATAGGTATGTGTTGCTACGAAAGTGGTAAACGTGAAGGCTGGTCGAACGGCTACCATCAAGGATTTGAAAGCGCAAAGATGCTTTACAGATAAAAATTGTTTTTCTAATTCACATATTAAATTTTTAAACATATTAAATTTTAAAATTATGGACAGATTTCAAATTAAAGGCGCACCAACGTGCAGAGTAGTTTACCCACAAGGTTTGTTTGAAAAACGTGCGGTAAAAGGTACAGAAGGTGATCCGAAGTACAATGCAATTATCATCGTTCCGAAATCAGACGAAGTGAAGATTAAACAGGTAACCGAAGAATACAACAAAGCGTTTGCCGAACTGCAAGCAAAAGGCTTCAAAGGTAAATCGCCGTCAGCGATCAACCCGAAAAACAATTGTTGGATCGACGGTGATGCGTGGGCAGACCGTGAAGAGGGCAAAGATTCGTTCCGCGGTTACATGTGTTTGAAAGTTGCGTCGAAAAATTTTCGTCCTATCGTTACAGATAAAACGAAAAAAAGCATTCTTAACGGCGTACCTATCCCTGGGTTGACGGTCGATCAGATGTCCGACGAAACGTTAGAAGACGGTGACTACATTTTGTGTAACGTATCATTTTGGGTTTACAATAACTCAGCCGCTCAGGGCATCGGGGCGAACGTTCATGCAGTTGTACGCATGGCGGAAGGTGAACGCATCGGTGGTGCATCCAGCAACGTAGAAGACTACATAGACTTGGAAGGTTATGAGTAGTAAGAATTTAGCTAAAGACGGGACGGTCGTACGCGTCTTTGATGTAGAAAACCAACGTTATGGTTACGCACTTCTAAGTCAGCTAAACGGTAAGATTTGCGTAAAGTACGACGATAATACAACAGCATGGATAGACGCAGGTCAGGTTAGAATGGCTAACCGTCCCGACGAAAAGTCCACCTATGTAGGGTTGTAAAAGGGAATCCGCAGCGTCAGCAAACCTTTAATATTAATACGGTAAAAAGCATTCACAGGTTTGCGGGACGCGTCGGAAGGTTCGATTCCTTCCGGCGGAACATATTTAAATTATTTATGTTATGGGAAAATATAAAGGAATTTTATTTATTGACTTTGAGACGCGATCGGAGGCTGACCTTAAAAGCGTCGGTTCACACAAATATCTTACTGATCCGTCAACGGAAATGATCCTCGTATCGTACGCGTTTGATAAAGCGTCAGCACAGGTATGCGAAGAAATGCCGCGTGAAGTTGAAGAAGCTATTGAGAGCAGAGATTTTTTAAAGATTGCGCATAACGCAGAGTTCGATATGTGCGTATGTAAGTACCTTCTAAAGTTGGACATTAACCCGTACGATTGGCACGATACAGCGTACCAAGCGTCATATTACGGGTTTCCGCGTAGCTTGCATAATTTAACTGAGTATCTCGGTACGACGAAAAAAGCGTCACAAGAAGAACTTGTTTTGTTCTCCATACCTGTTGAAAAAGCTAGCAAACCTTCTGAGGACGATTTGTTTTTCGTCGGAAGCGAAGCTGTTTGGAACACAAAAGAGACGCACCCGCAGGAATGGGAAGCGTTTAAGCATTACGCATTACTCGATACGGAAGTAATGCGCGAAGCGTATGGACGTATGGCGGAACTGCCGTCTATTGAAACATTCTGTATGCAAGTAACGTTTGAAATGAATATCAACGGCGTACCAGTTGACACAAGGTTTGCAAAGCGCATCTATGATATGTCACAGGAGTACTCACGTAACGCCGGAGAAAAAGCGTTAGAAAAGTACGGTATAGAGAACTTGCGTTCGACGCAACAGGTTCAGAAAGCGTTATTAAAAGAAGGTATCTACCTTAAAAGTCTGAACGCTAAGACGCGATTAGATGTAGAACACGAAATATTAGAATTACGCGATCAGGCAACCGGAGCGGCGTTCTCAAAAATACCAAAGATGTTTGAACGTGTAATGTGTGACGGTCGTCTCCGTGGTGAGTTCGTCGGTCACGGTGCGCATACAGGACGCTGGACGTCTAGAGGCGTACAATTGCAGAACTTATCCCGCATCCTGACCGAAGCGTCCGACGATTTAAGTAAGGTACGTGACTACTCACATTTACGTGAGCACATGCGTTTAATTATTGGTAACTTATACGGTTACGATTTTACGTGCGCAGACCTTTCACAGATCGAAGCGCGTATCGTAGCATGGCTAGCCGGATGCCGTTGGCGTCAGAACGCCTTTGAGAATCACGAAGATATTTACGCACGAAGCGCGGAACGTATGTTCGGCATCCCTCACGTTAGTAAGCACGATAAAGAGCGTCAGTACGGTAAGTGCGCGGAACTTGGTCTAGGTTACGGCGGTGGCGTTGCAGCGATAGAACGTGTGAACCCTGACTTCTACCATGAAGTAGGAAAAGCAAAAGTTGCTGAAATTGTTAGCGCATGGCGCAGCGCGAACCCTGAGATTTGCGCGCTTTGGCGTACGTTGGATAAAGCGTTCCGTGAAGCGTTAAAAACTGGCGGCTGTAAGTTCTACCTTAATAAGGTGCGCATAAGCATACAGTTCGACGGTAAGACGGCACGTATAACGTTACCGTCGGGGCGTGCCTTATACTATCGTGACTGTCATCTAGTTGCATCCCCAAATGGTAGTGATATGGTGTACATGGACTACTCGCGAGGCGGTGATAACTGCGGAACGCGTACTAAGTTTTGGGGTGGTACGTTACTTGAAAACATTACGCAAGCAATCGCACGTGACGTATTAGTAGATATAATGTGGCGCGTTAAACGTAATTATCCACACATGCAAGCTATAGGTACGGTGCACGACGAAGTTTGGTATCTGACCGCTGTAAACCCATCGTTGAACAAACCTATGGACGCGCCATTAACGTTGCTTTTGCAAGAAATGAAAAAGCCTATTCAGTGGGCAGAAGGGTTAGTAACAGAAGGTGATGGATTTACAGATAAACGTTACATTAAATGATAGTATATGATATGGCTTTCGGTTTAAACCGGAAAGACACAAAGACAAAGCCTAGTAAGCTGGATTGGGAACAGATTGCAGAACGTTTAAAGAACGTAACACGTTGCGAACATACGATTGCGCAATACTCTGCAATGACCAAGCAACAACGTATAGACGCAAAGGACGTAGGGTTTTTCATTGGCGGATTAGTAATAAATAGAAAAGTTACGTACCGTCAGATCATTTCTTTGGATATAGACTATCCGACAGAAAAAACGTTGGAGAGCCTATATACTTGGTTAGATGGCAAACAGTACGTAATACACTCAACGCACAGTTCAACGAAAGAGAACCCGCGTTATCGTATCGTAGTACCTATGAATCGTTTCTTGCTGGCAGACGAGTACGGCGCATTGCTAGGGATTTTACACCGTAAATTCGATTTGCCACTCGATCCTTCAACGCTGGATTTTAATCGTATAATGTTCCTTCCGTCTATACCGAAAGACGCTGAATATTTCTACGATAAGGGAGACGGTGAAGTTATGGACGTTCAAACCTTATTGGATGAAGTGGACGATTGGCGCGATTTATCAGTATTAGACGTTCCGAAGATCGCGCAGGTACAAAACCCGAAGTTTAAAACAGGTTTGGTAGGTGCGTTTTGTTCTAAGTTTACGATACGTGATGTGCTGGATATATACTTGCAAGACGTATGGAAAAAAGAATCGAACGGACGTTATACCTACATAGGTGCGACCACTACGTGCGGCGGTGTGATATATGAAGATATGTTTCTATACTCAAATCACAGCACCGATCCGTACTTAGGTCACTGTCATAACGCTTACGACGCGCTGCGTTTATATAAGTTCGGTGACGGTAAGCAAGGTATCGCGGCTATGTCAGCACTTTGCGAATCGCTCGGTATCCGTGCGGATAGTGGTCAGCCTCACGCGCTTACCGTAGAAGCTATGCAAGACGAGCAAGCGAAAGAGATATTAAAGAACGGTTTACAGACAGATAAGAACGGGGTGTTGATTGCGTCGTTAAAAAACGCAGAATTAATACTTGAATATGATCCTGAGTTATCCGGCGTATTCGGTTATGATTTATTTCAGGAATGCCCCGTTCTTAGACGTACACCGTTTTGGCGTAAATCTGCTAGGGTAGTTGATAACGAAGACTGTAAAGACATACGTGAGTACGACGAAATAGAAGACGTGGACGAAAGCTACTTACGTTTATATTTTGAAGAAAAATATGGATTCAAAGCCGATAGAGTCCTAGACGACGCGTTGAAAATAACAGAACATAAAAATTCGTTTCATCCCGTACGTGACTATCTTAATAGTTTGGTTTGGGATGGCGAACCGCGTTTAGAGAAAATCTTTATTGATTGCTTCGGCGTAGCTGACTCTCAGTATTCACGGGAAGTAGGTAGAAAGTTTTTCGTCGGGGCGGTTCGACGTGTGTTCATACCTTCCGCAAAGATGGACTACATACCTGTTTTGGTCTCCGAAGAAGGTTTGGGTAAGTCAAAGTTTGTCAAACGCATGGGTAAAATTTGGGGTTCGGATACGTTCTATACGTTCACGGGTTCCAAAGAAGCGTACGAACAACTCCGTGGGGTTTGGATAATGGAGATACCCGAATTGAACGGTGTACAAAGCCGCGGAACGAATAGCCGTAAAGCGTTCGTAACTAAGGGTTCAGACCGGTATCGTTCGGCATACCTTAAATATGCTAAGACGTATAAACGTCAGTGTGTGTTTATCGCTTCGTCGAACGACGTTATTTTCTTAGATGATCCGTCGGAAGATGGGCGTCGTTGGTGGGGACTTATGTGTAACAAGCTACGTATAAAGATAGACATATTTTCTGACGCGTTCTTAGAACTAGTCAATCAATATTGGGCGGAAGCCGTTCACTATTATTTGAAAGGTGAGTTGCCCGTACTTAGCGAGGCAGCAGATAGACAGGCACGTGATCTACGTACGGTACATAAAGCAGAGGACGCAGAAATGGGTGCGTTGATAGAATACTTGTTAATGCCCGTTCCGGACGATTGGTATAGATGGACTTTATTTGATCGACAGAACTATTACGAGAACGAACGTGAAGTTTGGCGCGGCAGACCTAGAGAGGCTGTCTGTAGCGCAGAAGTAGGGCGCGAATTTTATAGGTACGACCGTAAAGACCTGAACAAAAACGCCGGACGTAAGATATCCGACGCAATCCGCAGGACAGGTTTGTTCGATCAAGATGGTTCAAAACGCAGGTTCGGTGAGTACGGTTCAGCGTTAGCATGGGTAAGAAACGATGTAGAATATAAAGGATAATGATATGAGAAAGAAACGAAAAGAAGATGTACACGTTGACGATTTTTTCGTCAGCGAGATATGTAAAATAGGCGGAACGGCGCAGCTAGCTAGGCACTTAATGCGCTTAGGCGAAAAAGCGTGCTTGGCTTGGATAATACGACGTTTCACGAAGAAATGCGAGGATATGAATATCGAAGAAAAGTTGTTACTATTTTCTGAACAGTACGATATTTCGTTTAACTCGGTTCGTAATGCGTATTACTTCCCTACGTTCATACCTATGAAGGAATTGGAGGAACAAGGGTTCAAAAGTAAATACCCTGAGTTTCGAGAAGTACGTAAGGCAGTTACCCGTATGTATCCGTATCCCGCTGTTTGGGACGAAATGTTTCCGTTTTGCTGGCGGTATATAAAAGTTATAGCAATAGAAATTTTAATCGAAGAAGATAAGTATATCTATTCGGATATTGAATTAATGCTTAACGTATCGAAAAGTACTATCATACGCGTGAAAAAACGTATGATGCAAGAAAAGGAAAATCAAATGTTAAACGGTAAGGAATGAAAAAAGATTTTATATTTAAACGTACATTCCCTGAGCGTAAGCCAGGGCTTCAATACAGAATCCAGCAACGAAAGATCAATCCTACGCCGGATCAAGAAGACGATAGAAAAGCTAAACTACTGTCGCATAGAAAGTATAACGAACCGAACGTTGCGCGTAATTTAGTTAAAGCGGTTGAAGCGGTTGGCGGGGTGATATTTAAAAATCACCCGCTGACGGCGCGCGGCATACCTGATTTTACAGTCATATTGAAGGATCGCGGCATGTTCTTCGTCGAAACGAAGTCAACCGGACAGCGAAGCAGACCTATTCAGATAAAGTTTGCGCAGAAGGTGTACAACGCAGTTAAAACACCAACGTACGTGTTAGATCGTAAGATAGATAACATGAAAGATTTTTTTGAATTTTGCTATTCAGAGTGTGAGGGCAATATTCATTACGTAAAGAACCCATTTAAAAATCAAGAAATAACGGAAGAAGAAAGCGGGGAGGCAGACGACGATGGGCTTTAAACTGAGAGAGGAACAAAAACTTATAGTTCAGGAAGAACTTGCGCGCCCGAACCTTTTGGTGTGTTCTCCAATGGGCAGCGGCAAGACGCTTGCAACTCTTGTCGCTATCGCGACGCTAGTCTATCAGGGTGAAGTGGATCACGTTCTTATTATTGCACCTAAACGTGTCGCAATGTCCGTTTGGGAACAGGAAGCCAAAAAATATGACTTAGGTTTGAACGTGAAGTACTGCGAGAAAGCCGCCGATATGAAGGAGTTTATATGTAGTCCAGCTACCCACCATGTATGCGTATGTAGCGTTAGCCGCATAGAAGAGATACCGCACGGCGGTTGGGACATGGTTATACTTGACGAATCGACGTTGTTCGGGAATAAATCGTCTTTGCGATCGAAAGAAGTACGTCGTATCTGCAAGAAAGTTCCGCGTCGCATTTGTCTTACCGGAACGCCGATTCACGGAGGATACGAAAAACTTTGGCATCAAATATTTATACTGGACGGCGGGCGTGCGCTGGGCAAGTCCCTAACGGAGTTCCGGCGTACCTATATGCTGGAAAAGTATAAAATTAATGGCGTGGTTAGCGTTTTTGAAATGAACGGACTTATGATACCCGATCTTATGAAAGCAGTTAAGCCTGTTGTTCTGAACGTTAAATCGGTTATTAATCTACCGCCATTGTTGGAAAAGAATATCTATATTGATCTTCCGGCGAAACGACGTGACGAGTATAAAGAGTTGGAACAAACGTCTGTCATTGCGTTTGAAGCGGAGAGCGGCTACAAACCTTATAAAGACGATCGTTCCATCATAGCGTTCTCTTCAACGTCACTCGGTATGAAGTTACGGCAGTTGGCAAGTGGGTTCGTATATACGTCGGACATTGAAAAGGATGGACTGGCGACCGTTGTAGGTAAGGCAGACAAAGAGGATTACGCAATCACGCATACCGTCAAAGTGGACGTTTTGCGAGACATTTACGAGACAGCACCGCGCGGCGTTATGGTAGCGTATCAATTCAAATCTGAACTTGACTACCTGAAAAAGACCTTTCCTGAGGCGACCTGCTTAGATACAGAGGACGATATAAAGAAGTGGAATGAGGGGCGCACCCGTATGATTTTGGTTCACCCAGCCTCGGCAGGATGGGGACTGAACCTTCAATTTGGGGGTAACATCATAGTGTGGTTCTCACTTACCTACGATGCCGAAATATATGCACAGCTAAACAAACGTTTGCACCGTAGTGGGCAAACTGATCCTGTCTCATTGGTTCATATTATCGCGCGTAACACGATAGATGAACGTGTGTTGAAAATTTTAAAAACGAAGGAGAAAACTGCGAAAGGTTTTTCCGATAACATGTAAAAGGTATGAGAAAAGTTATTGCAACAAATGATGATAAAAATCTGCGTTTCGTACAAGTGGTCGAAGAAGATACGTTCGGGGACGATATACGAGGACAAATAACGTCTACGTACGCAAAACGTCAACCATTTATTAACGAAAGAACGTATATACGAAATCCATTGTGTAACAGAACGTTTAAAGCAAGTTCCAGCAATAGTGAAAGAATACGAGGCATACCGACAAACGTTGATTAAACTAGAGGAAGCAAAAATGTGGTTGAACAATCTTATATTAGAGGTATGATGCGTTATATAATAATGTGGTTAGTAGTCGGTTTTATAATCGGCTTATGTACGTTCTTCGGAGCGTGTTTTCTATTGTATTACTTTATTAAAACTTTTATATTATGAACATGAAGTATGAAGATATGCAACCGTGGCAACGACGTGTTGTAGACGAACTAACAGAGTTAGACATAAAGGTAAGAAAATTACAAGCCTTTCAGTGCTCTACCGGATACGATTGTCTTTCGGAAGACAATCGAAAACTTCTACGAATGCAATATTTTGCTATGAGTGCGTACAAAGAGATACTAGAAATGCGAATTATACGTTTTGAATAATGACAAAGGAAGAAATCTATTCCGCTGGCGGCGCGTCGTCGCTACGGGACAACGCTTTAGCGTTATTGGATAAGGTTAAAAAGCAAGAGAAAGCGCAGACAAACCTTACAAGGGTGAACGTTTTGCATGGATACGTAATGACAAACTGCCCTGAAAAATGGAAAGGTTTGGAATGCTCAGATAAGATAGACGAAGAGCGTAACAACTTCGTTCCGTTGTGCAAAGCTAAACGAATCGGCGATTCGTTAGAAGCTAATAAATATAAGATTTAATTATGGCAAAGGTAGAAGACGCATATAATTTACTTAGTGGGTTTAAGGATTTTTGCGATTATCTTAACTCAGTAGACGAATTATTTTACGCAGAATGTGAACCGCATCTTGGGATATTACAACGTAAATTACAAGAACTTTTTGAAAAATCGGCTGCCGAATGGTATGAAAATACTAGGGAAGAATAAAAATAGAAACGCTGATACGTTTAAAACGTATCAGCGTTTCGTTGTTTATGGCATCCATCTATCTATAGTCATATCGTCTATTATTATTGTGACATTAATATTAAGCTCACCTTTAGGTTCTGTCGTTAATAACGATCCGTCAGCTTTTCGTAATTGTATGACAATACCTGCGCTATCATAATTTATATAATATAAATAACCTAATATGCCTGTTCTCCCTGATGGAGAGATGTTTACTATTGGCACAAAACCAAACGGAAACGCTTTGTTTAAACTCCAAACGTATGCGCTCCAGCTAGCGTTCCATGTAGGGTTAGACACTACAATATTATATGGGTTAAGCGCTATAGTAATACCACTCTGCGCCACTCCGCCTATGCTACTTTGTCTAAACGATAACGCAATATGTGGTTTTACTTGCGTAGCTAGCTTTTCAATAGTGACGTTTTTATTAGCTAATTTTAAATTGGTAACAGCAGAGTTCTGTATTTTCGACGTCTCGACGGAATTATCAGCTAGTTTAACATTTGTCACCGCACCGCTGGCTAACGCATCTGTATTTATAATACCCGTCAATCCGTCGTACCAAATGTTTTTGTTTTTATACGTGAATCGGTTCTTACCAACCGAAAAATTATAGTTAGAATCGAATGCATCATTCGATCCATCTTTCCAACCCATAAATAAATGCCCAGCTTCTATGTTATCCCCTATGGTTACTGCTCCTATTGAATAAGTAGTGTCGCTATTATCTTGTTTTCTCCAAGTTATCCCCGTAGCATTAGTTGTAGAAATCGGGATTATACTCATACCTCCCCCAAAAAGTATAGTCCTATTATTTGAATTTGGAGTACGATGTATGACTATAGATTTACTATCCTCTGTCAACGCAATGGGAATGTTTTTGTACGTGAAATTATTTTCATCAACTATCAAACTTTTTGCAGGTGTAGCATCCGAAGCACCGCCCCAAGTAATGTATATTTGAGTATCAGTCAAATTATTATGATTCGTTCTGAATCCTATTTGTCCTAACGTTTTTGTACGATCAGCGTTAGTTACGTACAAACCTTGTCCGTGGGAAACGGTAGTAGACGGTTTAAAAAGGATACCAAGGCTTGATACTTCAGCGTAGCGATCATCTGATGGATTCCGAATAATTAGCTTTTTAGTACTGTCTGCTAAAGTAACGTCTATGTTTTTATATTTAAACATATTCGATCCTACGGAAAGATTATAGCTAGGGATATGGGGGTTATTTCCCCAACCCATAAACATAAAAAACGTGTTAGCATCGTCTCCCTTGCAATTAGCACCGATATACCCTAAATAGTTGGAACTATCTTGTGTAAGATACCCGATACCCGTTTTTACAATTGTACTAGCTGACGGAACTACTAACATTTCATTACTAGTATGAATTACACGACGAGTAGATTCATTTCTATTATATACAGCTATACTCTCAACGCCTTCTATCGTCGCAGCCTTTACACTACCAATATACAACGGATTCGAGAAGTTAAATTCAACGTCAGTATTTGCATTAATACCAGCGTCGTAACGTTTACTGTTTGCCCAGTTACCGGTTGCTACACTTCCAACATTTTTAATCAAAACGTTTTGAAGGAAGTTAAACACGGCGTTAGGGTATGAACTAACTATATTCTGAGTTGCTCCGTCCGCAGAATGCACGTTTAACTGTACCATGTTATTAGTAACAGTATTAACGACACCTGTAGTCATGTTAATTGTAATACCGCGTGAACGTTTGAACCCCATACCGTTAGCCGTCAACGCAGTACTACTTCCCGTCGCTGTGTACCCACGCAATGAGAAATAATAGGTTTGTCCGTCTCTACGATAAAGAGATAGCTCCATAAAGTACATTTCATCTGCGTACGGTGCCATATCGGTAAGTATGATTTGCTTACCTAACGATAAAGCGTCTGATAACTCATTAAGCGTTTCTGCGTTAAGAGTTATTGTCGTAGGGTTTACAGTAGCTAAATATCCGTAAATACCAGCCATGTTAAACGTCTTGGTATTTCCCCCTCCGCCACCAAACGCCGACCACGCTTCGATATTCGCTTTCGTGAACGCACCTACTAGCACACCTTCTACGCCTTCGGCGATTGTTTTGTTCGTACTTAGTACGTCATACCAGTACATGTTCTGAACCGTTCCGTCGGCGAACGCACGCATATCGTCGGCAGACGGAGCACTACCGGCGTAAACTTCTGAATCCAAAGGTATGCGGTAGCCGTCAGTATCAGGGTGCATATACAGTTGACCATTGAACGCAATAACGCCCGCGCTTAAATTATTGTCCGCTTTGATATTGAAGCCGGACAGGATACGAGGCGTCGATCCGACGCTAGAAGCTAGCGCGGAGTTCAAACCTTCCCAAACAAATTCTATATCTTGCAGCCTGAACGGACGTTTAATGCCAGGCAATACATCATTTACTGTACGTATCATAATTTTCTTCTGTTTTTAAGATTAGCTTTACGTAGAGATTCATTTGTATCATCTACGTAACGTATTTCGTATTTAATATAGAAAGGTGTTAGCAGTTTAAGATACGCTTCTATTTCGTTCTTATCAACACCGTTCGGTACGATATAAATAACACCTTCGTTTTGTACTATTGTGTACGCAACTAATGGTTGTTCGTCGGTTGCGTCGTATGCGAAATAGAGAACGGCGTCCTCCGTTTTGTCATACGCGATCATCAATTCATCATATAGGCTCATGATCGAAACGGTCGCACCTGTTATTTTACCAAGTACACGTACGATCTGATCGGCACTGTTCGTACATTCTGCGATCGCCAGCGCGATCATACGCGCACGGCGAAAATACGGACTGACAAACGGTAAGCACAAACTGTATACAAACCTATAGAGCAGGCTCGGCGTTTCGTCGCTTCGCCAGCAAAATTCTCGTAGGTAATGCGCTACGAGAGTAGGCATGTTGATATACTTAAACATTAGTCAAGCACTTTAATGTTATCAACTGTTATGTCCGTAGCGAACGTAAACGCACCGTTGGTAAGTGGGAAGATACCGTCTTTCGGATCGGTTCTAACCGTCGTACCGTCGAGTTGTTGCTCCATTGCATAGACTTCACCGCCGAGGCTGACCGCCGCAACGCCGGAGAACTGCTGAATTACATCTTCTACCTCGGTCAACGTTACAACGTTGTTCGTACGGAACGTTTGTTCGTGCTTTAGAAGGTTCTCCTTTATCGCATCAACAGCATCCCCTGCGTTAGTACCTGCTCGCACGTAAATAATAAGGTTCGTAACGTATATCTTTGCAGCTTCCAGTGAGTTGATATTGATCTCCAAACCTAACGGCTGAAAAGCTGCAAAGTACGATTTAAACGACGCAAGTTCTACGATGGTTAGCTTACGCAAGTGACCAGCATTGTCAAGCGCGTTGACTAACAGTGTCCACGTTGGTATCTGTCCGGCGATGTACGCTTGCACGATAATTTGTTTCTCAGGATCGACAGGATCGTAGTACCCGCCCTGATTTATAGGATCGTACAAAAGAACGCTACCCATCTGAAAGGCTACCGCCTTGCGTCGATAGTATTCTTTTGTTGTTACTTTCTGATTTGCCAACGCTTGCATTACGTCGTTCATAGAATTGGTCAACTCTATGTTCTGAGAATCTGCGTACGTTGCTACGACGTCGATAATCTTTGATTCGATCGTCCCGTCGCTTTTAACGAAATCCGGTATTAGCTTGGCTAGTCCGGCTGTAATTACGTCTAGTGCGCTCATAGTTTTAATATCTGATTGCGGTTATTACCATGCGGACGATACGAAACGTGTATCCACGTTAGGTTCGATTCGTCGATCAGTTGGTCAAAGTTAATCAGACCTTTACGTCCCATATCTTTGATTAACTCAAACAAACCTTTATTATCACCGGAAGCGTCGCGTATATCTGCCGCCTCCCCTTTCAGGTGTTGCGACGTTGCGACGCCCCCGACAGCAGCGTTCAACTCTCTACATCTAAAGCCTGAGTTTACTAAAATAGGTTTGCCCCACGCTTGTCGGATAGGATCGAGAACGTTATCAACAAGACGTTCCAACGCTGCGCGTTCCATGCCGTCTGGTTCGTTCACTATGCCTTTTCTCTGCGCTGTTTCCGAGCGCGTTAATTCTGCGATTGTAAAATACTTCATACGATTACTCCTTCTTCTACTAGTTCTTTCAACATTTGATTTCCGTACTCAATAACGGGTGCTAGCTGGAACAAACCTGTTGAGTACGGCTGTTTCGCCATAGCGACCGTATTGTAAACAGGTACGTCTAACGTTAAGTCACGCCCCTGTATATTCGGCGTCCACGTCTGACCTATGTCGGCGACGTCTTCCCACATCTTCGGCATATTGTCAAAACCTATCCGAGTTCCCGACGGCAGTTGATCTAAGACCACAGGGAAGCCGGTTAGAGAACCGGACAGGTTAAAGGCAACGTCTAAAGCCGTTGTATTTTGTTCAATTATCATAGTCTGCCTCAAATTTAAGATCACTATTTTCGTCCACAGAAATATAAACGTTCCGACCGCCGTCTTTTTCTACCATTCGTTTTGCCGACGCAACGGCGGAAGCAGTACTGACGGTTCGACGGTTATACAGTTTAGTAGCTAGCTGCGCTCCAATTTCAGGCTTCGTGAGTCTACAAACCTGTGACAGCGAAACCAAAGCGCAACACTGACTATCAATATACGTATCAGCGAACTGACCGTTACTTTTCAGAACAATATCGTTATGTTCAAAATCAAATCTTAATCCTTTAATCATTGTTTTACTTTTTCGTTTTCGTAGTCACCTTTGTTAAACTTATCCGCTCCTTTCGTCGGTGCTTCTACCGGAATAGGTGCGGGGTTAGGTACGCCCGCCGTAGCCGATACAAGAAACGAGCCTGTCGGAACGTTGTGTACATGAGAGTTAAACGTATCGACGAACGCGTTTAGCTTCGTCGTTATGTCGTTTATTTTTACTAACCCGTCCAGTCCACCGCCGTTAAAGCTAATAACGTCGTTATTCATTAACAGGGTTGACGCTCCGGTTTTTACATTCAGGTCTTGCGCGGTAAGGTCGATAGTTGAATCCTCACCTATGTTTGCGTGCAACGTGTCCTTTGTAAGGCTTGCAACGGCTACAGGTTCACGCTCTGCTCCTTCTTCCGGTGGTGCGTCGCAAACGTCCGCCGTTACGCCGTTAGTATCCATCTTCACACGTGTTGCGCCGATCGTCGCTTCGATAAAATCGTTTGCCTCATCTTCGGGATCGACGTTTAACGTTATCGTCGTATTCTTACGGAAGAACTCAACCTTATCAACCTGTGAGTAACAGATAAAAAACGGTTGGTTCTCGTCGCTGTTCGACGCACCTATCAGCGCGAGCGATCCGACGGTAGGAGTTACGCGCATCATACCTTCCGGTATGTTCAAAAAGGTGAGCGGAACCGGCATAGGTTCGTCCTCTTCGTATATCGTTACGTACGCTTCGTTTGTCTCCAAGTCTACCGACATGATCGTACATGTACGAACGCGCGTCGGACTGAGCAAGCGAGCGAGAGACGCCCCGAATTGCTCACCCATGTGGGTGTATATATCGTCTTTAATGTCTCTGTTCATAACGCATAAATTTGATCGGTTACACCTAAACGTTGGAAATACCCGTTGACTGTCGCTTCAAACCTGTAGTCCAGTACGTAGTACAATGCGCTCAGTTCAGGGAACAACGTGTCTTTATATCTCACCTGATCGAACAGTTTAATTTTCGGATACAGCAGTAATTCTATCGAACCTTTATTTCTGCTACGCCGAAGCATTTCTAACTGTCGATCGGCGTGCTCCTGTATCGCTTCCGCTGAGTTCAATATTGAGAACCCGCGGAACGTTTCGCCGTACGGGTTCTTTTTCTTTCCGGTGTTCCCACCTTTCAGACCGCCCGTTGCGGTGTATTGTTTACCGTTCGCTAATATGCCGGTTATCTTAACGTCAAAGTCAATGAACCGACCGTCCAACGGCACTATGTCACGTCCTATAACGTTATATCGTGTATCCAGCGATACGGGTTGACTACTTGCGCTGTCTTCAACGCCCGCACCTATATAGAGTTGGAAGTCGTCGGTAACGCCTCCATACAGGGATAACGTTGACATAAGATGCTGTATTGTCTCATACGGCGCGCGCCCTATGCCGTTACGGAACGACAAAGCGTTCGTATATGCTTGGACGTTCTTATTGTTCGCATTATATGTCAGACTTGGAACAGAAGCGGTCAACCCGTTCTTTTTACGTTCGTCCTTAAACGCTTCTTCCGCAATAGGTATGCAGTCTGTTGCTATGGTCTGTAACGTTGCGTTGTCCTTCCAATGCTTTTGGATATTGCCGAACCTTAATATAAAAGAATTGTCCTGCAAATAAAGTTTTGTTGGAAACCCTTCACTAATGTGTTCGATAAATCCGGTGAATACCGTTACCTTATCCATCGCTACGCCGTCCGCAATATACCAACAGACCACCCGTACCTGAGCACAAGGTTTGATCGGCGTTTCGGAAAAGACTTCCCGCATTCTCGAACGGGCTTCTCCGCCCCCGCCCGCACCAATCGCGTACAAAGGTAGGGTAAGAACTGCTGTTGCTCCTAACTGCCGGCTGTTGCTGTCCGTAGAGAACGATTCAAACTGACCGACGTAAACGTTTTCTATATAAACTTCGTTCTTACAAATTACTAGGTTCGTATTCATACCTTATCCAGTTATTTGACGTCCTGTCGATTGGTCGCTTTCAACGCCGCGCAGGTCGAACGTTAATACATTTTCACCGTATATTACTTCGGTTAAGGAGAACTCAAACGTGTATATCTTTCTACCGGCTTGCGGAGTGAAGGTATACTCGGACATGATGCAGTGCGTAACGCCGAACGTGTTATTAATCATATCGTTGTTGATCTCAAACACGGTATCTGCTTCGTACAGTTCGGCGAGGAACTGCGAGAGTTCAACTACCTTTTCTTCCGCATCTACGATCTTCAACGCTTCTTGGTTCTCATTGACCGTTATACGTAATGTGCAATCTATTGTCTTAGCCTCTTTCCGTGTCTGTTGTATAATGTCTATACCGTCAACAAGGTGAGACGTATTTAAGTTCTTGCGAGCGCGCAGCCGGAACGATTGGGATAGAGGCATGAAATAATCAGCAATCTGAACGCTCCATAAACCGTTATAATCGTAACGGTCTACGATAGGTGTTTGACTCTTCGTCTGCTGAAACGCGTTCGCACCTTTTTTCTTCCACCAGTCCGGTTTTTCAAACATGGGATCACCGTTGGTATTTGCTGGACGTATCATACCGATGCCTATCCACGCTTTAGCCAACGTAACGACCACCGCGTTTCCCGCAGTATCCACCGCTTTTTGAGCGGTGGAACTTATTTTATTTAGTACTTTCTGTAACCCCATTTTAATACCAACTTGATGCAACCTTATTCGACGCTCCGAGTAACGCACGTTGAATTGCGGCTGACGTTATTTGATCTATATTTTCTGCGATCTCGTCTACTACTTCCGTCGGCGAACCTGTCATAACGGTGTTGTTCCATTCGACCAGTTTGTCGTTGAAGTTAATAACTAAAGATCGACGATCTCGGTTTGCTTGTTTCAAATCTTCACCTTCTGCGCCACCAGTCCCTTTGAACGCCGACGGATCGAACGAACCGACAGCACCCGTTTCTTTTAAGAAACGATCAAACGAATCACGCAGGTCTTTTATCGGTAAAGAGTACGCAGCATTAGCCGAAGAAGGTTCGTTAAGACTAGAAACGTCCGGACGATAGATAAAACGCGTTGAATCGGACTGCAAGAATTGCGTACTTGACTGCTGGTACTTGTTCCCCGTAGCAGCTTTATTTCCGTATTCCAGCATGGGCAGACCTATCGAAGCCTTTGCCGGCCCGTTATTTGTAACGTATGGAAGCGATCCGACAAACGTAGCAGCGTTCATAGCTTGACGCTCCCACCAGTTGTAACCACTAAAAGGTTTGAACGTTCCGTATCCTGCTATCTTATCACGTAACTGCGGATCGTTTTTTAAGTACCGTGCCGCGTCGCTTTTCAAGAACTGATTAAATTCTTTATCGCGCATCTCAGGTGTAGTAGCGGTCGGCAAACCTGACTGTTCCCACATAGCGCGTAACTGCTGCGCGATCTCAGGCGTTTGCAGCGCGTTTTGTATAGCACGATCACGGTCGTTTTGCAGTTTCGCTTCTTGCTTATCACCTAAGTCTAAGCCAAAACGTGACGCCAGTTGATCAACAAGACGTATCAATTTGGTGATAAACGTGTCGCCGTCCTGACCTAACTTGTCAAACATGATCTCAATGTTACGTGTCATAACGTTGAACTCAGGGTTGTTAGCAAGCGCGGTCATGAGATTGTTTATACCGGTTGCCATCGCGCCGATAATACCGCTGCCACGGTCACCGATCATACGCCAAAAATCGTCGTTACCCGCTACGGTTGCCCATGCGTTTTGCTTTGCCAGCGCGATCTGTCCTCTCGCTTGCATACCTGCATTGGTTGCAACGGACAGTTCATAAGTCTTTAGGACTGAGAGAATGTTACGTTTGTCTTTCAAATAGTCAAACGTAGACGTTCCGGTTATCCCTTTAGACTGCATTTCCTTTAACGCAAACTTACCCAATATAGGTGCTTGGTTCAGCATTTCTCGTATGTCTCGCAGGTTCGGCGTCGTTTGTACTAACAACTGTTGTATGTTAGTCATAACCTTTTCAAACGGAACGCCGTGATGCTGAGAGATCAGACCGCCGACCTTTGTCAAACCTGTTGCTTCGGACACGGAAATGGTACGTTCTTTTCCGTTCGTTCCTTGCGTTCCAATCCCAAGACCAGTTAGCGTATTGATAGAGGACAGCGTAGTACTACGGTCAAGTCCGTATGATCCAGCCAAATAATCTGTGTTCTTTTCAGCACGTAAAAAGTCCTCGCCCAAACCCATCTGTGCTTGGTGGCGACGTGAAATAAGACGTACACCTTCCGCAAAACTTTCGGATTGCAGCGCACGTAACGGTAGCATGATACCCGCACCACCTAATACTATGGGTGCGGCGGTTGTATAAGCAACGGTTTTAAGAATCGCCTTTCCGATCGAACTCATAAGGCTTGTTGCAATCGCCGTAACGTTCGCAGCCTTCATAACTTTGGATGCGTTGAAACCCATGATTTGGTTGTTCTCGTCCGGCTGCAAGATAGTAGACAAACGTCCTGAGAACCCACCTATATTAAAGCCAGTTCCGAACGACGCAACACGGGTGTAACGGTGTCGCGTATAGTTCATTCGCTCTCTTTGCTGTTGCGGTATACGGGCAGTCCTACGGGTAGCAGTTGAAATACGCCTTTCTCGCGGGGTTAACGTTCTTCCAACAGACGCAGTACGCATCTTTTTGGCTGCAATAGTGAAATCAACCGCTGCGCTTTTAGCTGAACGACCAGCCGTACGAATAGACATGGCGGCTTCACGTGAAGCGGCTGACGCTGCACGAACGTTCGCAGTAAGTGATGCAGTTGACCTAGCTAAGTTACCGAATGAAGGTGCGGTTTGTTGAGACGTAGCCGCTGGACGCGTAGGTCTTACCATTGATACGGGACGTTCTACAAACCTTCTTCTGATAAGGGGTTGCGCAACATAACGCAAACGTGAAGCCTCTGACCGAACCGGACGTTGTATCGTATTTACGATTGAACGTACAGGACGCTGAACCGGTGCAGGTTGCATCGGCGCGCGTTGTACCGTAGGTCTGACGGTTGGTGTGTATCGTAGCTGTGGGCGTGATTCAGGTTTGATGTTGTTTTCAACGAACCTTTTTGCGGGGAGTGCACGCGGAACGTAAGTAAGGTTGGGCGTCTTTCGCGCCCCTCCTGTTCTCGGAGTTCCTCCGGTTACTTTACCGGAAACGCGAATAGGCTTGGCGGGAATAGAACGCGCCGCTGCGCTTACCATTGCTAACGATTTAGCTAACGACGCTGCATTCTTATCCGCCAACGCTAGATTAACTGCAAGTTTAGCGGTTTGATCTACTGCGTTACCCGATAGGTTAAGAATTATACTATATCCTGCCATACCTTTTATATTTTTCCTTCATTAACCCGCTCGGCGATCATGTCCTCTAGGGACGTATCGTTTGCGAACGGTGCTAACTCAAAATTACGTATTAAATGAAACGAAGCAGCGTACAGTTCTTCTACTAAAGTCTGAGGGTACAACGTTCTATCTAATAGCATATGATAAGGTACGTTGCAATAATGCGAAACGAACACCCTACGTAAAAACATAGGATCGTCCTTTTGCGCCCTCACTAAGATTTTGTAGTTTTGCGCTATACGCTTTGCTTCTGATTGGTGTTTTTCAGCTACGCCTTCAATATCCTTTTGTGGATACGTTAGGCGTTCTCGAAAAAATCCTGAAATTCCTTTTGCGTTTCAGCTTGGTTGAAGAGGATACGACAGGCGCGCAAATCTCTTAGCACCTTGTTGAAATTACTTTCGGGGTTCAGTTCGTCCTCAGACCTGTGAACCATAAACAAGGCTACGTATTTACGAGCTGCCTGACTGATGTTTTCAAACTCGGAAGGGGCACGAAACAACATATCGGAATAAGCGTATGCAAATTCTACGTGATCGTCGTTTCGACGGTTAAACGGAATAACTTCGGCTGTAATGTCCTGCGAACCTGTTGTTCCGAAAAGAACGTTTTTAAGTTCTACTTTTCTTTTTTGTATGCCTGAATTTTTCGCATTCATTGCGGTAGGCATGTTTTCAATTTCTTTCATTTTAATTGTCTTTAGATGTTTGCCTTATTAAAGAGATGCAACGCAGTACGAATACTGCGTTGCATGGAGAAAAAGAGTCAATCGTTTATAAAGGAACGGTAGTTCTTTGCATTCCCCTAGCGCGGAACGACCATGTCTTTAACGTTTCTGTCGCGCTGCGTTCTACTGCGTCGTTCTCTTCCATACCTGTACAATTCGTATAGGTTTCGATAGTAGACGTAGCCGGAACGTCGCGGCGTTTGTGCCAAACAGCCGTGATAGTGGCTGCTTCGATAAGCTGGCGGATATGTGCGATTGAACCGCCTTCGTTCCCTGCGGTAGCTGCTGCCAAAGCGTCTTTGATCGCTAACGCTTCTGCCTGCTGCATGGAGAAGTTCAAATCGTAGTTTGTATCGCCGTTATCGGTTGCAATAGGTTCGGCATGTGAAAACGCGTGAATGTCTTCTGTCGTACCTGTAATGTTAGCCGTAAAGTTCGTACCTGTTTCAATCTTTATGGCTGTTCCGATTGCGTCAAAATTGATGTAGAGATCAAAGTCTCTAGCTGCTATAACTTTTTGTGCCATGTCGTTATTCTTAGCTTAAAGATGAAACATAAAATACGTAACCATCAATCCAACGTAACGTAAACGCCGGAAGGATTTGCAACGTTACTTCCCAAGTGCGAGTTCCAATGAAGTCATTGTTCTTCGCTTTGATGTCGAGAGACGCGCCGGAAATATCACCACTGTCGATATACGGCTGGATAACTTTAGAGTTTGCACCGTCCAGCACAACCTGTTTGTAATCGCTACGGATATCACCGTTAGTATTAACCGGAACTCGTCCGTTAATATAAGGTGTGAAGTAAGAACGCAGATCGTCTACGATAGAGGCGATAGTACGCCCAGCCTCCAACGTTGACAACGCTGTTGCGGCGTCCTCACCTGTTGCACCATCATTGAACCAAAGACCATTCTTCGGCGGGCGGGTGCGAGCGAAAATGTATTGTTTGTCCCCCAGCGTGTTGAGAACACCCAGTGAAACGCTAGCGCACGGAGTATTAATCATAGTGATTGCACCGTTTTCGTCTGCCTGTGTACCGTCTACGAAGTAAAGGTCACCTGCGAACTGAGTTAATGACGAATCGCCGATTGACGTTCCGACGCTCAGTGATGCCATGAAACCAAGTACTGCACCAACACAAGCACCATCCCCCTGACGGTTGGTAACGATAACTGTACCTACCATTGGAGCGGACGCTTTGGAAAGGTCTTCCAAGGTTTCGTAAGACGTTCCGATCGCACCTGTGATCAACGCTTTACCGATAACAGCTACGGTAGAAAATCCTTCTGTGTAGCCTTGGTCGATAACACTCTGTACGTCTGCTGCAACAAGTTCTGTTACTGCGCCTGTTGCAGGTGCTTTAACGTATACACCAATCTGACGGGGGCGGTACTGGAATCCGTTAGCAACGGTTTCGCGTAAATTACCCATCAAACCTGTTTTTACTTCGGCGGCTGTCGCTACGCCGACCAACCATAACACGTTACCGGAATTATTAACGCCGCCTTTCGGTGCGTAATAATCACCAACTTGGTTAACGATATCAGGGTTGTTTTCCGCTGTGATACCCAGCGTTTCGAGATCGTCGGGAGAATGAAGAAGGTACGCTTTACCTAGTTCAAAATTTAACGATCCGCCAGTAGCAGCCGTCGCTCCAACGATCACAAGCATGGAGTTACCATTTACTTGCGGTGCTGCGCCTAACGTCGTATTACTGATTTTAATGTCTATACCTGTTCTTGCCATTGTGGAAAAGTTTATTTAATTCCAAGTTTTTTCTTGATAGCGTCAGGATCGGCGGCTTTCGCTATTTCCTGAGCGGTCGAGGCTGTCGGAACTTCTACCTTTGCCGTTTCTGTAACAGGCTCGGGTTTCGCTTCCGTTTTAGGTTCATTTACAACTGCTTTTTGTTTCGTTTCCGCTTTATGCTTCTTCAAACCTAACATTTCGGCAACGTTTTCTTCTTCGGTCTTCGTTGCGTCGGTAGGTTTCTCAAACTGACGTTCAAATTGATCACGCTGACCTGTCCACTGACGTGGTACTTTAGCGTCTTTGAACATATCGTTGAAAACTTCAATGTCCTTACCTATCGCACGGATAGTCGCTTCGTCGAAGGTTTCTTTTGTCAAATCTACGTAACCGATAGATTTTTCGTAATCATCCACAATTGCGTTCGTAGAACGAACTGTTTCAATACAACTGTCTTCACTACGGAACATCTGCCCTTTTGTAGTGACGAATAATTTGCCGTACGTTTTAACGTTGGCTATAATCAAAGCAGCTAACTGCAATTTAAAACATGCTTTCATACGTTCCTTTAATTTTAAAATAGAAAGGCTTGCTTAGCAACAAACCTTTCTGAAAATTTGACTTTATATTACTTATGCCCCTCCTGTAGGCTTTACGGTGGGTACTAACAACGCTGCACCGACGCCGTTCTGACGAGCAACTGTACAACCAGTTGAAACCCAACCGGAGATAGTTGTACCGTAGTTCTGCGGATCAGGCATTGTGATAAGCTCGATAGAACCTACGCCTGCAATAACTTCGTTTTCTACGAACGCAACACCAGCACCAACGTGTGCAGCAGTTGTAGTAGCCGGAGTAATTGCTGTGAATGTTCCGTCGTCAGCAACGTTGTTATCTGCGTACATTGACGGATCGAGTTCCGGTGCGTTGCTTGTAGTGTTGTAACGTGCAACAGGGTTACGCGGAGTAACGCGAGTTGCAGAGAAGTTGATGTAAGAACCAAGGTTTGCATTCAACTCACGTGTCAATTGGTTACGGTTTTCAGGATCGCTTGCCAACGCTGAATACAGACGTGACGGCAATACCATTTCAACGCGTTTGTTTTCAAGACGATAGTTCTGCATCAAGAAGTGACCTTCCAACGCGATAATGTCGTCAAGTACCGGTGTGTAAACTTCAAGGTCTGAAAGCGGTGCTTCGATCGGGAACAAACCTTTTGTTTTCATTGTACGTGGTGTGCTGCTGTTACCAACCAAACCTGTGGTCATGATCTTACCAATGTTAGGAGTGTTAGCGATAACCTGCAACCAATAAGTTGAGATGTCAGCGAACGTTCTGTCCATCTGTTCACCTACGCCTAACGGCAGTTTGTCATACGCAAGAACTGCCATGTCTGCGTGCTGGAAACAAATCGGTGCGAAAGAGAACACCTTACGTGCAATTGTACGTTTGATGTCGTCGTAGAAATAACGCTGAGTATTGATAGCTGTAACGTTACCTACGAAAGTCGGTGCTTGAATACCGCTTTCAATGTAGATCGCACCTGTACGGTCTGACATAGGAACGAAACGAACGGCACGACGGAACGTGTCATTTGCTAACAACTGAGTGTAAATCATAGACAGGTATGAAATAACACCAAGGTCGGCAGCCGTCAACGTTGCAGCGGCAGCACCACCGGCAGCACAGTTGACCAACAAGTTCAGGGCGTTGTTACGTCCCTTAGTTACGCCGTTAGTTACGTTAGTTGCTGCGGCTAAGATAACCATTTTTTCGTCTTCCAGCATTGAGGCTGCAAGAACTCGCATTGTTTCAGCGTTTTCAGGCGAAGCGTCTACGGTGTTTGCACCCGAACGGAAAGCGGCTTGCAAAGCCATAAGACGACGCTGAAAATCTGCATCGCATTTTAATTCTTTAAATTTCATGTTTGTGTACTTTAAAGTTGTGTTGTTTGTATTACTATTACGTTCGTGCCATTCCATCCCGTTCGGGATTTGGGTAGAACTTTGACTTGCTTCTACTTGCGTAGTGGTTTCCTGCGTTTGTTCAGACGCTTCAACTGTTGTCTCTTCGACGGTCGTTTCTTGCGTTTGTTCAGACGCTTCAACGGTTGTTTCTTCAACTGTTGTTTGCTCTGCTGCTTCAACGGTTGTTT